CACAAGTTGCCCAGTGGCCTCATCTCGGGTTTGAACCCACGGGTAGAAAGTACAGCCGTAACTGGAATCTATTCGTCGAGCGCGGAGGTTGTTTGCAGCCTGGGATGGAGTTGTGCCAATTCGGCTTGACGCGTCGGACTCATACTGTTCGTGGCTCGGCACATAAACATTAGCCAAGTCAACAACAGCCAGAGAGTCAGCGCGTTCTTCGCAAACGTTAATCGTATGACCGGTCAGTGCGTCCACAGTTAGTCCGGGGACAGAAATCAGATTCATGTTGATGTATTCTGGATCAGCCACAGTATCAATTGCACGCTTAAATGTGTGATAAGCGTAAGAGTTGTCTTCTGTAGGGGTACTGATGTCAGTAATACCCTTATTGTAGAGTGGATCAGGCTTCGTAATATCGAACCCGTCAAAGCCACCCCAGAAAGGCGCTGTGAAGCGATCATATCCTGCATTCAGGAGTGTTTGGTATGTGTTGGTGCTGCGCGCAGTGGAGCTTAATCCAGTCTTGCGAGAACCAGAGGCATAAGTGTATACATTAGCCTGCGAAGCGCTCACGTTATCCATTGTAAAGACATATGCGTACCCTTCGATGACAGAAGTAGAAGCATTGTAAGATGCTCCGGTTGTATCAACGGGAATTCCAGCTGCAGTACCCAATGAAGAGTACCATAGGCGGTGGGGATCTGCAACACTCTTATCGGGAGAAGTGCTTGTGGCTGTTCGAGTTACTTCCATGCCGAAGTAGGCATTCGTTGGGTCAGAAAGACCTCCGTCAGTTGCTTGGTTGCGGAGGCGAACCTCTGGGAAGTTGAACGAGCATGACAACATACCGGCGCCGCTGCTAGCGTATGACGAGCTAATAGCCGACCCGCCGACACCTTCTGCACCTGGAGTTAAAATTCCAACACCTATGATAGAGTCGTCTAATGATGCAGAAGCGCGCGCGGCTGGCACCGCACCAACATCACGGAATTTGGGAGGACCAAAATAGCCGAACGGCAATAGAGCCTCGAGTCCAGAGGCACCCCCATCAATAGCTGAATCCATTTCTATGCGAATGAACTTGGAAAGATTTGGGTAATCTCCGACAGTACTAAGGCTTCGTGTTGTAGCATTCCATTTTTGATATTGGGTACCAATTTTACGAGCGATATAATTGGGAGAAACGGGATTTAGAGTAAGGTTATCAAACCGCTCAATAACCACAACAGCGTTATCGGTGTCGAGGAGTGAGCGTAAGACAAGGGAAAATGTTCCATATTCTGACGTCGAGTTAGACGACTGACGAATTTTCTCTATAGAAACTTTGATGTTCTTCTGCAGCCACTCACCGTGCCCTCGTCCAATAAGACGGAACAACTTTTGAGCGCTTGGGGCAGAAAACGATGCGGCGGTACCCAGATCCTGACCAACAAACCATCCTGCGACTGCCTCTTGAGAAGGAATATTGAGCATCCGCGCGGGACCAGTTGCACGATCAGAGGCTGCATAAGTGCCCCCTGCAGCAGATCCTGAACCGAGTCCAACAACAATACCAAAGAGTTGTGAACCACCAGTGAGGCTTCTTTCACGAAGTTCTTGCTCGAATGTTTCACCAAGCCAGTAGTCTTCGTGTGAAGCAGAAGTGTAGAACGCTCCTTGGGTGCTGGTTAGTTGTGGGTTAGTGTTAAAGCGTTTACGGGCAAAAAGATCACTATTATCATCAAAGTTGCAGCTGATTGTTTTTTTGCCGCCGATGGCGCCATCGATCTCTATCTTGAATACACCGTTGGTATCGCTAGCGATCATTGCACATGAGGATGTTGCAACGGCGGTGGTCCCGCCGGCTATAGTTCCTACCAACGCAACAGAACCACTCTGTACGTACCAGATAGCTGCTAGTTGACCACCACTAGCGCCTATGAAGCTGGTGGCTGGAGCGCTACCGCTTGGAAATACAAAAAGCCCCATCGCGCCGCCGCCGATGGTGGCACTGTCTTTTGGCACCCCAGTTGTTCCCCACCCTGCGCGGCCGGTTGAGCCGTTGTTGGTTGTGGTCTGTTGTCCAAGAAGTCGGACATATGTTACGGGAGCTACGGCTGCGCGCATGAATGCCTTGGCGGCATATGTTCCGTACATGGGTGATTGGTAGTTTCCGTCACGATAGATGTCACCGCCGGCATTACCAGCGACGGTATCTCCAAACATGTTGACAAAATCTGAATAAGATTCAACTGTAACCGGCTGCATTGCGGGTCCGCGAATTGAGCGCCCGATAATAACAGGTCCTTGTGCTGTTGGCGACTGGGGGATGAAAGAATTATCAATTTCGTTGATAAACACCCCAGGAGATACAAACTTAAAGCTTTTTACTGACATATTGTGGTTCCTCTTTTGAAAAGCAAGCATATTCGATGCCTAATCATACTTTAAATAGTATTTTCATTTCCAAAAGGATAGGCAAGTTTTGATATTCCACTTCCTGAACTAATCTTTGCCCCATAGGTTATAGTTTCCTGCTGGGACGACTGATTCTTGTGGAAATTGGTATTCGACTGTGTTCTCATCGATCCGGATGATTGGACGATCGTCATTAACACCTTCACCAATCAAATATCCCAAAATATTTATGGTAATCTCGGTAGTAAATTGGCGTTCGTCGTCTCCAAGAGAGGCTACGTTATTGTTGTGAGTAAAGCTTTGTTGAATAAATGCTTCATAACGATGATTGTTCCGCTGTAAAATAAAGGAATTGATCTGGCCCGGTCTTGCGATAAATGGTGCAACAAGATCATTCATTTGTTGCTGATACTCTGTTTTGATGCTGATCTTATAGTCGACACTTATATAAACTGGGATTGGTATGGATAAGGTTTGTATTACTACTTTCTTATTTACTCTCGGATAATGGCGTTGTTCTGTGCCACCGGTGTTGGTTCTGGTTCCTGCAGCGACCGCAAAGTTGCGTGTTTTGTCTGGAACGATTCTTTGTGCCACTACAAATCGGCCGGCTCTCCCATTCTTGTCGGGGGAATAAATCTGTGCTTGGAAGGAACCTTTACGACTTGGATCCTTGGAGATAGCAGTTCGTTCTACACTAAGAACAGGCAGTACAATATTCTTGCCATCTCTTAAATTTTTGGCATGTTTAACTTGAAACGAACGTTCTGGTACTTGCCATAGAACTGGGACTTTCTTAAAGCCCTCGTTTGTGATTGTGGATAGGTCTAAATCTTCTTTAAGCCAGGACACTAAAGAGTGATCTATGTCCTCAATAGTAGAAGCTAACATACCTAATTCTTCTAAATGGTATTCCCCCGAACCAGTGGGGAGCATGGCGAAATCAAAATTATCAGGTAGCATCGAACAACCCCTTTCTGGCTCGTTTGCAAGTGGCAACTACTTCAAAAGTATGACCAACTTGTCCAAATAATTTACGAGGCTCTTCTATTTTGGTCATCTCATAATATGTCTCGCCATATAAAACAAAATCGCCTTCGCGGACAAACAAGTCCTGATCTTCTGTAAGTCTTCGGCGGTGAAAATAAACTGTGATTATGCTGCTGTGATCAACACCAACATCATTCATATAAGTTGTGCCCTCTTCATCAAATTTAACAAGAGCATATATACGAACAGGAGGTAGGAATGTTTTTTCAACTGCTTCTCCATATAGATCATGGAACCTAGTAAGGGACATATCAATGGAATAGTAAAGGATCTGTTGTCCAATAATCTTTTCTACTAACTCATCATTGACCTGCTTAACCAGATCACGCTCTTTCTTACCTAGGAATAGAGGTGGAGGTGGGGCTGCGGGTCTCTTCCATTCATCAGACATCCCTTATCACCCTACAAAGATTGGCAGCGGTGTAACCTTCAGGACGTTTGTGGCTGCATCAGTAATTTCTTGATCTTGTTTGGCAAGTGCAACGTATTCGGTCTCTTTAAGCATCTCTGCTAGCTTATCCTTTAACTGCTGCTGCTCTTCTTTAGCTTGTGAAAGGAGATCGCTGTAGTTCAGCGTCACACTTTCGCCTGGAATTGGAATGGTGGTGAATTTCCCTCTGATCTGTCCCAACATCTCCTTACAAAGAGCCAATGAATACTTTCGGATCCACTGTTTACCCATTGAGTTGATGTTTTGATAGGGGATATTGTCGAAGGGTAATGTATTAAGGTTATTAACGCCTTCAATACCGGTATCGATCACTCCATCCATCTCATATGGGTTTAAGGCTACATAAAATCTAACCCAAAACTTATCGTCTGTGCTTGAAAAACCATAATCACTTGGCGTAGGATATAAGCGAAGCTTATTGTTGATTAATTCGAAAGAAAAGTTTGAAGTACGTGTAGTAATGGAGTCTTCATATGCCATGGCTTGCATTTTGTTCTGCCAAGTAGGTATTACTTCAAATGTTGAATCATCTGAAAATTGACCATAGGTACTGTTATTCCCTACTACGTTCAGTCCTCCATAATAGCCGTAGAATCTCCACATGGCGCGGGGTGTGACATAATAAACCTTAGTAATAATAACGCGCTTGTTTCCAACCTTACCAGCGAACGGGACGGCGTATCCACTATCGTCTGCGCCGGTGGCGGAAGATGCTGAAATAATATTCTGGATATCATAATCTTGTTTATCTCTAACTGGTGTGAAAGAAGCAGAGTACTGTGGAAGTGTACCGCCCATGCCGCCTGCCGCGGCCGCAGCATCACCGACTCTCTGTGAATAGCCTAGCGAGAAGCGCGGGTATTTGAGGTTTGAACCAGACGGGCCCGTGAGAATATCACCCTTATGATCGAAAGAGGCAGTAGCTGAACCAAGCACACTAGAGAGTACATTCTTTCCTTGGTACAAATTAACTATATAAGAATATTCTAATACAGCCTCTTCATATGCTGCATATACATTGTTAGCCGTCAATTCAATATCAACAACATCACCACCAAGCTTCTTATAAACATAAGCAACTTGATCTGATGCGCCACTAATAAATGCGGCAGAACCCGTATAGATACCAAAAGGTAGTGAAGCTGTGACTAGAGCAGTACTCCCTGTTGAAGTTAATACTATTGCGCTAGTTTGCGATACTGGGTTTAAATTTGTCGGCATGCACGGGTACTCCTACTACATAAATAGTGAGGCTGAAAGCAAATCAACAATAGAGGGTGTTATTTCTTCTCTTCTCTTGAAGATGTTTTCCTGTCGCGACTTTTGGACACTGCCGCGGCATTGGAAACAACTTTTTTGGATCTCATGGGCATAGGTGCGGTGCGGGCCGGTGGTTCAACTACAGGGGGCGCGAGTGGCGTTTCTTTAGCCACAGGCTTGAGTTGCTGTACTTCTTTTGTCACAGCTACCGCGGGGGCTACTGCTGCTTCTGGGGTGTTACTGCGGCGTTTAAGCCATAAGCGTCGTCTGGGGTGCATAATGATTCTCCTTGTATTAGGTCATTATAATAAGTAGTTTTAAAAAATGAAAAACGGAGATCTCAAAAATTGCCGGCGGTATTTTTCGAGATATGGGTGTTTTTCTAAAAATGGAGCCCTTTCATTTGTGGAAGGGCCCCATAGAATATAGTAAAATATATTAATACTAGAAGTCTTTATGACCATACAGTCTGATAATAATCTTTCCGGCTGTATATTGACCGGCGGATCCACTACCTGCTGCACCATTGACCAAGTATACATAACCATCGTTACTACTGTTAACAAGGTTGTCGACAAGAGTCTGGCCCTTACCGATAGCAGCGAATGGTGCCGCTACAACAAAGGGGTCACCCATTCCACTGGCGACGGTACCTTGTCCATATGTACCTATTGTGCTGGCCGAAAGGGCAAAATCGAGTGTGGCACCGACGTTAACGGCGGCATCACCCAATTCAATACAACTTAGTTCTGCTTTATATAAGATACCGTTAATAGCGTCATCGTGTTGATATAGATATGCTGGATCCGTGGGGCTTTCTGCATTGCCGATAACTACGAAAGGGGCGCCATTACTTCCACTAAGACCTTGCAGATCTAGAGTGATAGCAGTGATCACCTCGCCGTTCATCTCTTGGACACGCACTGTAGGACCGGTAATACTACCTGACTGCAGTCCGGTGCCGGCTGTATATGATTTACCTAACAACTTGGTATCCACAAAAGTGGAACCTCCCATTGTTAAATCTCTTTTTAATTGTTGGACCAAAGCTTGTGTACGCGCTAATCCTATTCGTCTACTTCCCATCGTTTAAAACCCTCCGTTTATATTCATGTCAAAAACATAATGGTATGAAATGGCTTGCATGCCACCTCTCAAGTAAGTAGTTTCAAAAAGCTCAAAGTTGACAATCTGCGTAATTGTCAGTGATACTTTCACAAAAGAAAGCCCCCATCAGAATAACCGATGGGGGCTTTCAATATTGGCGTTACTGATTAGTTATCAGGAACCTGACTCACCTAGAAGTCCACGGACGACAACGAGGCCGTACATATCGGGACGAACCATCTGCTTGGCATACCGAGTCATCACGCCCTTGCGAGGCACGAAGTCTTCTGGTCCAAAGATGGTGGGAGTAGTTTGTAGCGGCACATAAGGTGCGTATACATAACCAGACTCAAGGAATGAGCCACCACGGCGACCGACGAGAATGACGTTGCGGAGGAAGTAAGGATCGACGATAACATCGAACTTCTTGCTCAACGAGCCAGTCTTGACAGCACCAATGGAACCCTTCTCATCATCATTAGTGACAGAAGCACGGAATCCAGCCGTAAACTCAAGGACGTTGGCAACTTCAGGTCCGCAGACGATAAAGTTAGCACCACCCCGCAGAGTCTTGCGGTGAATCTGTGCGGAGACATCATTGATAGTCTCTGCAAGAGTCTCATACCACTCACTCACGGTACCCGTGAAGTCTGGAGCAGCTGAACTAGCGCCGATTTCGAGGCCAGTTTCGCGGTTCAAGAACATTCCTGGGGAACGTGACCAGTAGTAGGTTGCAGCGGTTGCACCGTTAACAAGGTCAGCAAGAATCTCACGGTCAATCTCAAGAGCGATTTGCTCGGAGAGGATTGAAGTAAGTTCTACCTCTGCATCCAAGTTGTGGTAAGCGTTGAGGTCTTGACCCAATTCGGGTGTCCACTTCGCTTTCAACTTCTTGGTTTGTGCAGTAACAGCAATACTGTCGACCTTAATGTCGATTTCAGGGATAAGCTCAGAACCTTCAAGTCCCCACTCGGCAGTACCAGCAACGGAACCAAGTCCTGTGCCAGCTACCCAAGCGTCCTTCACAGGGAAGGAAGCGGTCATGTGGACCCAACCGACTGGAATTGCTGCAGCTGCGGTATCGAGGCTCGAAATCCAATACTGTTGAATATTACCACTAGCACCGGTGACCTGCGTCAAACGACGAAGTTGCTCGGTGTTAGCATTGGTAAGACTCAAACCGGTTACGGCCGCAAGATCTTGAACACTTGAAGAAACAGCACCTAGGTTGTTATAATCTAGGTTCGTATTAAGAGCCGATTGCGCAATATCAACCCGGACAATCCAACGCGCGGTAGCTGAAGAGCTAAGAGCGAGGAGATCAGGATCAAATTGGATAGTCTTTTTCTGGGCAACCGTAGATCCAGTCAAACTGAATACACTAAGTTGAACCGCAGAAGAAGTAACAGCTGTTGAACCGGATGGAGATGCATATGCATAACCGCGGGCACCAACTGTGCGAGGACCACCTAGGTCACCTTTGAGGGTACCCAAGAGTTCAACACCACCGGTAATTTGTGAACCAACCTGATCAGTACCATAAATGGACTTATCAGCGATGTTTCCAAATCGACTGTTTAATGTACCTGAAGAACCAAGATTTGGTGAGAACACAAAATCCAGGAAGAAAATAAGCCCACTAGGTAGACTCATTGGTTGAACCGAAACGAGATCGTTTGCGATTAGTCCTGCGAATACACGACGAACGATTGGGAATGCTACGGCTGCAAAGCCCTCAACATCTCCTGCGCTCATTGAACTGGATTCGCGAAGCAATTCTTTAGCCTGATTCTCTAAGAGTCGAGCCATAGATTGCTTCTTACGGTCACTTGTCAGTCCTTCTAAAAGTCCTGTGCGCTCCCACTTTGATAACAAAGCGTGACCTTCTGCGCGCATATCACGATTGACTACACCTTCGGTGAGTCTTTCAATAATACTAGCCATTTTTAAATACCTCCTTAATTGTATATTATATATCGGACATTAATTTTACTTAATGCCTGCTAGTTGTTGCAATCGTTCCGAAATTGGATCGACTGCAGTGCTCTCTTGACGAGTAGCACGAATTACAGAAGAACGACGGCCGATAGCTTCGCTTAGTGATTGAGGGCTACGTTTTGGGGTAGCGTGCACTGTGCTTTGAAGTGTATCGTATATCATCTTTGCTTCTGTAACGGAACCAGCTTTAGAAATCGCTTCGACAATTCTTGTTTTTTGTCGCTCATTCAAGGAGGTATTTCTAAGCACCCGGTTCTTGTACAGTAAATGTCCATTTGACAAATTGGTTTCGACTAATGTCTCTTTCAATTCACCCAAGACTTGTTTATATTTTAAAATTTGTTGTTTGAGTTGTTTGTTTTCAAAAGTCAACTCTTCTTGTGCCTTTTTAAGAAGATCTAAATCTTCCATTGCGTCGGTACTACGGCGTGCAGCAAGACCCTTTTCCATTTCCCACTTGACAGCTTCGGCACTTCGGCCGGCCCAGCCGGATAGCTCTGCAGACATGTCAACAGTTAGGCGTTCCATAACGGCGTCGAGGAGTTCGTCAGAGACTTCTTGGTCTTCTTCGAGTCCAGCGGCCGCCATGGCATCTGAATCTGCTTTTTCTTCTTCTGCTTCGTCGTCTATAGTAATAGACTCTTCTTCCTCTTCGATAACTTCGTCAGCGCTGGAAAGTAGCTCTACTAAATCTTCTTCAGTAATTTCGATTTCTTCGGCGGTCGCGGCTTCTTGTTTAAGATCTTGAATGGCTTCTTGTAGGGCGCCAAGGTTTACATTAAATTCTACCTCTTCTCCTTCTTCAGGAAAAGACTTAAGATTCTTACCTTCTTCATCTGCAAGATTATCAGTCGCAGCAAGAGGGATTTCGTCTTCCGTCACCTCTTTATATTCAGGGGTGGGTTCGGCACCCATCGAATCTGCCATTGGGTCTGCCATGGGATCAGCCATGGGGTCAGCACCAAAATCAGTTTGTACAGCGTCCAATTCATCCTGCTCGAGCAGGTTCTCAATAGTTTGTTTTACTTCGTCAGAATATTTGTCAACGATAGCAGCTTCTGCATTTTTAAGCGCAGCTTCTTTCAAAGCCTTGGCGTCGACGATAGCCTCTTTAAGCAAATTGGACATGTAGATGTCTCCCGGAAAGGTGGTTATTCAGAATAAATAGTATTACAAAAAGCGAAATGACTTATTTGTTTAGAGCCATGGCTTTTCTATCGTTATCCGAGGTTGTTTTATGAGTAAGTCGATGATATATCTTGTGATTAGTTTCCAGAGCCAGTGACATAAGGGTTTAACTGATCGAATTCCCAAACGGTTGTAAAACTGGCTGCGCCTGGGTAGTTATTGGCAAGCAGTCCAGTATCGGCTGACTTGAAGAACAGTGCGACGACAGAGCCAGTTCCGAATGAGAAACTTCCAGTTACGTTGTTTCCGTGGAGAGAACCAACTTTAGTTTGAATATTTACTCCACCTACTATTTTGGAACCTGGCCAAGATGATGCGGTAATCTGTCCTACGGTAGAAAAAGCGTTGGCGAAGGTTTGTCCCTTAAGCGCGTTTACATCTCCAACTCTTAATTGCCATTGCGGTTGTCCTCTAGATGGATCTTGTTTGCCTGCGAGGGAGGGCATATGATACATGATGCTTATAAGACGTCCAGAGAACGGAGTTATCATGCAATTGACATTCGACGGAGTGGCACTTACCGCTACTGCGTTGCCACCGATTGAGACATATCGTCCAGCGAGGGCGGCGCCGGCGTCATCCAAGGTAAAGCCTGTTCGTATATGCTGAACCATTCTGCCGCGAACACCGCCAAGCCCAGCGTCACTGGAGTCCACTCCAAAGACTTGAGTCGAGCCACTAATAGCTTCAACAGAACCTACTGTAGTGCTAGAGCCTGTAACAATCAGTGCGGCGGACGTTGGTCCTACTACAACAGTTGCGCGCGCACTCGCGCCGAGCGAGCCAGCGTTATTGAACTGTATCTGATGGGAGGCGCCTGCAGGGCTAGCGGTTGCGGTGATACCTGTTAACTTTGAACCGTTTCCATAAAAGCTAGATCCAGATATATTGAGCGAGCTTGAAATGTGAGCGCTATTAATCACGGTGTTTAAAGTATGTAAGGAAGAACCTGTAACACCCGAAGAGGCTGATACCTGAAGCGATGAAACCTTTCCTGGCACGCTTAAAGTAGGATTTGCCCAAGTTAGACCATCGAATGCATCAAGTGTATTAGTAGACGCTCCACCAAAGACTATGCGATTTGCAGCATAATTGTTGATGGGGACATTCGCCAACGTTTGACCATTACCGTAGAAATTGCTAGCTGAAATATTCGAAGAAGCTGATACATTACCGTATGTAATGATGTTTCTCATGACTGTGGTGTCTCGACCAAAGAGAGAGTCTCTCCCAATTGCAAGATCATTTGAAGCGCTTAAGTCGCCAGTAATTTGTAAAACAGCAGTTGATGCATCATAATTAAAGTTAAGCTTGTTGCTTCCGCTAAAAGTGGAACCGCTGTTGAACTGTATATTCATATCGACGCCGGACGGCGGATGTGTACTTATTATATTAGTTAAGCCAGAACCGTTGCCCACAAAAAGACTTGAGGAAACATGACCTGACGCCGAGACATTAACGGTAGTCAGCGTATTGGTATTGAATGTCAAATTTGAACTGCCGGCGAACGCTGAACCATTCTTGTACTGCAGTTGAGCATCAGAACCGCCAGGAGCCGTAAATGTTAGCGTATTCTGCATATACGTACCCAACACAGTCGCTGTAATCTTTTTTGTAGCGTTGCCTGCATCTGAATCCGCAATGATGAATAAATCACTGTTGCTTGTAGAAGCTTTGGTAGTTGCATCATTTGGGCTTACTTTAAGCTTGCCGACGATATGTGAAAGTCCGCCGGTCGTTGCCAAGTCTACAGCAACACCACTGGCACCAACTGTAATACTGTTTCCGCCTTGCACGGCTATCTTATTAGACGAGTCTTGTAGTCCGGATCCAAAATAGATATTAGAGGCAGAAAGCTGTCCGCTGACTTTATAGGGTTCGAGCGGAATATTAGTGAGGGCCGCGGCAGAACCAGAAAAGGAAGCAGTTAAAGTAACTCCGTTATAAATAAGATTACTATAACAAGTAGCTGTACCATCGCCATCTGAAACAATTACACGGCGCGCACCATCGCTAGCGATAGCAGTGAGGGCGCTGCCGGCTAAAGGATCGCCAGTAGTAGTATCGTAAAAGGCACTAGCCGAGACTGTGCTAGTAAAAGTTTTTACTCCTCCAATAATTTGGGTGCTGTAATCATCAACCATACTCTCGATTGAGCCGGTGCTAGAGTTTGAAAAGTTAAC